GAGGAGCATATCAAGGGAACAAATCTGACATATGTAATTAATTAAATAGGAGGAGAAGAAAAAAGATGAATGACGTTGTAATGCAGCAGGACGGCGGAATAGTAAGTCGTAATACACAGACAGAAATGATGATCAGCCGACAGGCGCAGGAGGTGCAGGCAGCTATGGTGATTGCAAAGAGGTTTCCACGGGATGAAGTTGAGGCATTTAACAGGATACTACTGTCTTGTAAAAGAAAATCTCTTGCAGAAAGCGCAATGTATGAATATCCGCGCGGTGGAAGCAAGGTTACTGGACCATCAATCCGGTTGGCAGAGGCTATCGCACAGAACTGGGGAAATATTGATTTTGGAATCACAGAACTGGAACAGAAAAACGGGGAGTCGCAGGTTATGGCTTATGCGTGGGATTTGGAAACGAACTCCAGACAAACAAAGATTTTCAGTGTTCCGCATGTACGTAGCACTAAAAAAGGTAATGCACCGCTTACCGATCCACGCGACATCTACGAGATGGTCGCAAATCAGGGGGCGCGCCGGTTAAGGTCATGTATTCTCTGAATTATCCCTGGGGATGTTGTTGAGGCAGCTGTTAAAGAATGCCAGAAGACGCTGGTATTAGGGAGTGATAAACCCTTAATCGATCGTGTACGTGATGGAATCCGGCTTTTTGAGGAGAAATTTTCTGTGACCCAGGAGATGATCGAGAAGTATATCGGATGTAAGTGCGAGGCGTTTAGCGAGAATGACATGATTCGGTTGAATAATGTATATCGTTCGCTTCGTGATGGAATGGCAAGCCGCGAACAGTACTTTGATCTTCCGTCTCCTGAAATCAGTGAATCAGGTAGTGAGGTGCAGGATCCATTTTCCGGAAAATCAGAGAGTGATGGGAAAAAAGGGTCAAAGAGAGGCGTGAAGAAGGATGAAGAGAAAGATAAAGCTGAGTCAGAATAATTATTATTCTGTGGAAGCTGACAGCCAGTATTTTTCAGTATCGCAATATAAGGATTTCATGAAATGCGAGGCTATGGCTATGGCAAAGATTCGCGGGGAATACAAACCCGCGATGACACGTGCCATGCTGACCGGTTCTTTTGTGGATTCCTATTTTGAAGGAACTTTAGATTCATTTATAAACGAGCATCCGTCTGTGTTTACGCAGAAGCAGGAGCTACGCAGCGAATTTAAGAAAGCGAACGAAATCATTGCACGAATAAAGCAGGACGATACATTCCTGCGGTTTATGTCGGGAGAAAAGCAAAGGATTATGACCTTCGAACTGTTTGGGTATCCGTGGAAGATGAAGATGGACAGCTATCTTCCCGGAATCTGCATTACTGATCTGAAAGTAGTGCAGAAATTCCGGACCCTTCCTCTGTGGCGGTATGACCTGCAGGGAGCTGTCTATCAGAAAGGTGTGGAGCTCGTTACCGGAGAACAGTTGCCGTTCTATTTGGCCGTAGCTACGAAAGAGCGGACGATTGATCTGGATATCTTCCAGATTACGCAGCCGGTGCTTGATATTGCACTGCGTGAGATTGAGCAAAACATTGAACATTATGCACGTGTGAAATATGGCCAGGAGGAGCCGGTATACTGCGGGAAATGTGATTATTGCAAGAGCGTTAAGGAAGCTCGTATCAGGAATTATAGTGAGCTATTGGAGGGATTATAGAGTTGAAGTTAATTAAAATTTTGAGCGACAAAGTACAGATCCGGACGGATCAGCAGGAATTCAGCAATGTCAGGATCAATGACCTAATCTCTATTACAGATGGGACAGCAGAGCTGGTTACGATGGTGACGGCAGTGACAGATAACGATGCAGAAGCAGGTATTTCGGATGATGATTTCATACTGGGAGGGGCAAGCATCAAAGTGGTGGAGTGCTCGATTATTGGGAGTGTCCATAATGGAAGATTCAGTAAGGCTTTGGATCAGTATCCTACAACAGATATCACCGCCCGTGAGATTGATGGAGAAGAGTTTTCAAAGATGATCAGCCGACCGGACAGCGGGTTCTGTATCGGAAAATATGCCGTTTATCATTGCCCGGCATGGGTAGATGGCAACCGTTTCTTTCAGAGGCATTCCTGCATTGTTGGAAATACCGGTTCTGGAAAATCGGAGACAGTGACCAAGATTCTAGAGGAGACAAGCAAGCTACCGGGGGCGAATATTATAATGTTTGACATTCATGGGGAATACGGGGAGCTGTCATATGCCCGGAATATTTCATTTAGTTCAGCAATGCCGTTTCCAATCTGGATGTTCGGATTTTCGGATATGGTCTCAAATATTTTGAAGATCAAAGAGGAGTCAGCCACGGTTGCCATGGCAGCGCTCCGGAAATGTTATAAACAGATCTGTCCCGATGGAAATGAAGGGAAGCCGGTTTATTTCAGCTATAAAAAACTGATTGACTATCTCAAAGGGCTGAATGAGGAGCAGGTGGAGACAGGAGAGTTTTACAAGACTGGAGCCAATGCAGGACTGCCTAAGAAAGTAAAAGGCGAATACAACGGACGTCTTCATAGCATTATCAGTACATTGGAATCAAAAGAAAATGATGCAAGACTGGCGTTTCTCTTTCGGGATGCTGATCAGAGTTATCTGGCAGAACTGCTGGTTCAGATCCTTGGCAATGATAAGCCGGTCAAAAATATTGACCTCTCCAATATGCCACATGATGTTGCCATCGCGGTGATCGGGGCGGTAACAAAACTGATTTACGGAGTGCAGCAGACGTTTAGAGGTGGAGAAATTACACCGGTGACATTGGTGTGCGATGAAGCCCATGTTTATATACCGAATAACTTTCAACTCTCTGCTTCCGAACGGCGTATGGTTGAGATCTTCGAGAACATCGCAAAAGAGGGGCGAAAGTTTGGCATGACGCTTTTTGTAGCAAGCCAGCGTCCCTCAGAACTGAACAAAACCATCATGGCGCAGTGTGCAAACTTCATTGTTTCAAAGCTGAACAATGAGACAGATAAATCTATGGTCAAAGGCATGCTGCCAGACGGAAATGAGGATATCATCGATTCCACGACTACATTCAGTCCGGGAGAGGTGCTGGTCATCGGGGATGCGGTACCGATTCCGCTGAAGATCAAGGTAGAGCTCGCAAAAGAAAGACCTCAATCCCGCACAATTAATTTCTGGGATGTATGGAAAGAAGGCTCTAAAACGGATCTGGCACATGGAATTGACAGATATATGAATTCATAAAGAAAGGAGACAAACACTATGAAACACATTAACATTGAACAGTTCTCAAACGGAGAATTGACCCAGCAGATCAATCGGGAGATGGAGGCGGTGGCGAGAAACATCGCGGATCCGAATACAGAGGCGAAGACAGCTCGGAAGATTACCGTGACAATCACCATGAAGCCGAACGAACAGAGGGATTTTATTACGACCAGCATCACAACGAAGTCTGCGCTGGCACCGACGCTTGGAGCTGTGACTGCTCTCGGCATCCGGAAGGATCTGAAGAGCGGAGAGATTGAGGTGGGTGAGATTGGGAACCAGATTCCGGGGCAGATGTCTATGGAGGATATGACGGCACAGCAGCCGACCGTACCGGTGCATGAGGTTGATAGAAGAACCGTCAATACAGAGACCGGAGAGATTATTGAGTCGGCGGGAAATGTAGTAGATTTGAGAAAAGCAAGAGAAGCATAAGGAGGATAAGAAAGATGTTTGAAGGATTAAAAGAAGCATTGCAGTATGTGAATAAATTGAAAGAAGAGAGTATGCAGCCGATTGTGACAGAGATTGCAGGCAAGACCTATTGCAACAAGGATCTTGAGAGATATGGTATGGAAGATATGGCAAGAGCTATCCATGTAAACACGTTGTCTGCGATGGTAGATTACATTACTGGAAAGAAGGAAGAGCTTAGGAAGAAGATGATCTTACATATCATAAGTCCTAAAAAAGTAGAATTATACTCTGGTCTTCTTCCAGAGCGTCGGAGAGAGACTCTTTTTATATGTGATGCCATCATAAACGAGTTTAGATTTGATAATTACTATGATCAGGAACGCTTTTTAATTGAACTGCAGGCGAACTTTGTGGAGAACGATGACCTGAAATTGATTATGCAGGTTGCAGGGAATATTCAGGCGGGAACAACAGCAGATTATTCAGATGATGGAATTTCACAGAAAACAACGATCAAGACCGGCGTACAGCGTGTCGATGTACAGGTGCCGAACCCAGTGAGTCTAATTCCGTACAGGACATTCGCCGAAATTGATCAACCATCCAGTCTTTATGTATTCCGCGTTAAGGATGACGGAAATGGCGCTCCTATGTTCAAGCTTGTGGAGGCAGATAACGGACTTTGGAAACACGCAGCAATGCTTAAGATAAAGGATTACTTTGAGCATGCACTTCCGAGCGCATACAAGGAAGATTTGACGATCATCGCGTAATAGCGCTATCTCCTAAAGAATTATGATAGATGTCACATGTAACTCGCAAATTATGGACTCGTCGGTGCCGGTTTTTGTTTCCGGCACCAAGGAAAGGAGGAGGCCATGCGGTCGGTCACATTTCATGTGCCAGGAAAACTTCAAGGGAAAGCCAGGGCACGTACTGTTTACAATGCTCATCTGAAGCATTGTGTTTCGTATACGCCAGAGAATGATCTGCTGTATGAGAATTTGATCAAGACAATGTATATGCAGGCATCCGATGGAATCCGATTTGAAAAGGAAACGCCGGTTACGCTTCGGATCATAGCAAGGTTTGAGCCGCCGAAGAGTGCATCGAAAAAGCGCCAACAGCAGATGCTCTCCGGGGATATTCCACCATTGAAGAAGCCGGATATTGATAATATTGTAAAGGTTGTTGCAGATGCACTGAACGGAGCAGCATATCACGATGATACGCAGATCGTATTCACGATCGCGAAGAAAGCCTATTCCGCAGTGGAAGGGTTGGATATTACAGTTGAGGAATATACGGATGGAAGGTAGGTGATATTGATGGGACGTGGCGCTCCCAATAAAAAAGACCTGGCTTACTTTCCGAAAATGGTAGATTTTTATGAAGACGATAAGATCTTCGACTTACTGGATCGATACGGTCCACTGGGTGTGACTGTATACTCTGCATCGTATACAAACACGGATACTACGCAGAGATCCCCTTGGATAAGCTATCGAGAATGATCATAAAGATGATCGGGAACAAGTGGGTGAAGAGTCAAAAGGCTGTCGTGCAAGTGGTGCACTTCTGCTCTGAGATAGGTCTCATTGATGATGACCTCATGACGGAAAACATCATCACCTCTGTTGGAATTCAGCGTCGCTATTACGAGATAGCAGTAAAGCGCATGAAAAGACAGCTCTATACAGACAAGTACTGGCTCCTTGGAAAAGCCAAGGACGAGGAGCCTTTATTAAATGCACCCTTAAATAGAATTAATTCAGAAGAAAATAATTTTAATTCAGAAAAAAATAGAAAAACATCTGAATTAAATCCTATAGAAATAAAAGAAAATAAAAATATAGATAATATAGCATTTTCACCGGAACTGGAACGTGCTTTTCAGATTTATCTTGCTGTCCGCAAGAGCAATTACGGAGATGTTCCGGATGAGCAGATCCGGGCATTGAGGGATGATCTGTTGAGTTTGAGCGATAAGGAAGAGGAGCGGATCGCCATCGTGAAGAAGGCAACAGCCAGTGGATGGAAGTCTTTTTATAGGACTGAGAAGAAAAGGGAGAGTTTCAGCAGAGCAAAAGGGAAAGTGAAAGATAATAATAATTTCGAGCGCAGGAAGTATGACTTTGAAGCCCTAGAAAGTGAGCTGATCGGATGACAGATGAGCAGCTTAGGAAGATTTATTTTCCAATCGCAGAGTCCTGGAAGCTAATCCGGGAGTTCTGCGATGCGACAGGGACGCCTGTTGAGTGCTTTAAAGTGCACGAGCGGGCGCAGGATATATATGAGAGATCAGATAAGACGCAGTTCGCCACAGAAATTGTGTCAGCTACGGTGGATCTTATAGACCGTCTCATGAGAGAGAATGGAGGTACAGCAAAAGAATGGAGAAAGTAACGATTGATTATAATCGTCTCTGCCTAGAGTTGGAAAAACAGGGCAAGACAAAAGCAGATTTATCTAGGGACATGACGAAGAACAAGAACTTCGTCGGCTTGATGGAAAAGAATCCGGATCAGCCAGCGGAGGTAGAACGGCTTATGTGTTTGCTGCTCGGATTGGAACAGGGGAGTCTGATCAAGCAGGAGGAAGCAACTGGATCACAGGGAGAAATCAAGATACTGGAAAATCTGCACAAAGAAATGCGAGAAATCCATCAGGCTATTATAGAGCACGGGGAGCTTATCGAGAAAATTTGGAGTAAAGTACATGCAAATACCCTTCAGCTTGAGAAAGTAAAGGAAGATGTTAAGGAATGTGCACAGGTGTTAAAGATGACCGATTACGACAAAGCGGTTCGTTTTTTGAAAGAGACATTGGCAGGTGGTCGGATCGATGGCGCGGAGGTATTGAGGATGGCAGATGCTACAGGGATCAAGAGAGCGGATCTCAATAAAGCAAAGAGAGATATCGGTGTAGACACAGCACAGACAGGATACGGTAAAAATCAAAAGACATGGTGGTTTTTGTCTGAGTAAAAAAAGAAAGGAGCCAGCCTCCGGCCGGGGCAATGGTATACCGGGCTTCTTGCGAGAGATGAAGAGAGATTTGATAATAGACTGCTTTGCCGGTGGAGGTGGGGCAAGCGTAGGAATTGAGATGGCGCTGGGGCGATCGGTTGATATTGCAATCAATCACGATCCGGATGCAATTCTGATGCATAAAACGAACCATCCGAATACATTACATCTGACAGAAGATATTTTTAGGGTGGATCTGAAAAAATATGTGAAAGGTCGGCATGTGGCTCTTATGTGGGCATCGCCGGACTGTACGAGCCATAGCAAGGCGAAAGGCGGAAAACCCCGTGAGAGAGGTCTAAGGATCCTTCCGTGGGCCGTGTATAAGCATACGAAGGCTATCCTACCGGATATAATCCTGATGGAAAACGTGGAAGAGATTCAACAGTGGGGCCCGCTTGACGCAGACGGACATCCGATCAAGGAGCGCCGCGGAGAGGATTATCAGAAGTTCATAACAGCCATGAAGTCTCTCGGATATGTATTTGACTGCCGGGAGCTTGTGGCAGCAGACTATGGAGCGCCTACAACACGGAAACGTTGGTACGCAATATTCCGGCGGGATGGTCGGGAGATTGTCTGGCCGGCACCGACACATTTCAAGGATAGAGAACCACACTGGAAGGCATGCGGAGATTACATAGACTGGTCTGATTTGGGACGGTCTATATTTGATAGACCGAAGCCACTGGCAGATGCGACTATGAAGCGAATTGCAAACGGAATTCGAAAATATATCATTGAAAATCCTGCACCATATATTGTAAAGGATGGGGGAAAACTGTTTGTTTCATATTTGGACAAGGCATATGGCGGGAATTATGCAGGCTGTGGGAGCGACTTGAGTAATCCGTGTAGTACTATAACAACTGTGGATCATAACCGACTTGTAACTGCATTTTTGATCCAATACCACGGAGAGACAAAGGCAGGAGAGTCCCGTGGGCAACTTCTGACGGAGCCAATAAAGACCATAGATACCAGCAATCGGTACGGACTCGTAACCGCATTTATTACAAAGTTCTATAAAAGCGGGATCGGACAGGAATGCGATGAACCGTTACACACCATTACAACATCGCCGGGGCATTTCGGACTGGTGAATGTAGTGTTGGATATTGAGGGGGGAAAGTATATCCTGAATGACATCTTCCTCAGGATGCTAAAACCGGAAGAACTGAAACTGATGCAGGGCTTTCCGAAGGATTACATCATTGACCGGGATTACAGGTGGAAATCATATCCGATTACAAAACAGGTGGCACGGATTGGGAACAGTGTTGTGCCGATTATGGCACAGAAACTGGTAGGAGCAAACTGCCCGTATCTGAAGGTTGGAGAACGGTTGCCGAACTTCCGAACAGAGGAAGAAGGAAGTGGGCAGATTAGGTTTGTTTAAGTCATTCACGAGTTGAGTGAAAGGAGAGCGGAGATGAAAGATGAAACAAAAAGCACAGTAACGATCATTGAAGAGGTTTGTGAGGACATTTGCGAAAACTATTGTGAGTACAGAAATACGATAGACGACTACGGCAAGTGTGATATGCAACGAGAGAGCGGCGAATGTCCGTTAGATCGGTTGAATTAAGTTGATTTTAATG